GATTTATATCAAACCAACTCGTTCTCTTGAATTTATTGACTTAGAATTCATTATTACTCCAACGGGAGCTTCATTTGAAAATATCTAATCTAAAAGGAGATATAAAAATAGAAAAGGGGGTCGTGAGACTCCCTTTTTTTATGTTCCACGTGGAACACTGTATAAAATATATTAAATTATACATTACCCAGTATACTGGAACTAGATATACTAGTATTTATAATAGTTAATAAAGAAGTTTTAAACTAAACTAGAATACTGGAGCCTGTAAAAAACTACGAAAAATAATTGACAAAATCAAGCTTTCCATATAATTAATTCATAAAAAAATTATTTTCCTTTTGGATATATTTATAAGAAAGTAAAAATAACTTTAAAAACTTAACAAATACAACATGGCCGATTTATTAATGAAAATGCCGACTCCTTATGAACCAAAAAGAGTCAACCGATTTATCGTAAGATTCCCATCTACTTTGGGTATTAACGAATGGTATGTAACATCTTCTCAAAGACCTAGTGCTAAAATTAACTCAGTAGCTATTCCTTTTTTGAATACTTCAACATATGTTGCAGGTAGATTTGAATGGAATGAGATGAAGGTAAACTTTAGAGACCCAATCGGTCCCTCAGCTTCTCAAGCTTTAATGGAATGGTTCCGTTTACATGCTGAATCAGTAACAGGTCGTATGGGATATGCTGCCGGTTATAAAAAAGACATTGATTTGGAGATGTTAGACCCAACAGGAGTTGTTGTTGAGAAATGGTTATTAGAAGGTTGTTTCTTAACAGATTTAAACTTTGGTGAATTGGATTATTCAAGAGATGATTTGGCAAATATTGCTTGTTCATTGAGAATGGATAGATGTATCTTAATTTACTAATATTATATTTTTTTCATATATTAAACCGATAGTTCAAAAGATTATCGGTTTTTTGTTTTGTAAAACTTTACTTTCTACTAGTTATTAATTAAATTGAATATTATGGAAGAAAATAGAATTGACCCAACAATAGCGTACGATGTAATAGAATTACCTAGTAGAGGTATTCATTATGAAAACAAGAAAAAATCATTAAAAGTAGCATATCTAACCGCTTCTGATGAAAACATTTTAGCATCACCTAATTTAAATTCAACAAACTCAGTTGTTACTGAATTGTTAAAAAGAAAAATATTAGATAAAGATTTATCTGTTGAAGATATAGTTGAAGAAGATAAACAAGCAATTTTAATATTTTTAAGAAATACGGCGTTTGGTTCGGATTATAATATGTCTACAACAGATCCAAAAACAGATAAAGAATTTACATTTTCAATTGATTTATCAACCTTAAAAATTAAGGATTTTATGTTATCGGAAAATGAAAATGGTGAATATTCATATCATTTAGAAAAAAGTAATCATACGGTAACATTTAAGTTTTTAACAAAAAAACAAGAAGAAGAAATTGAAAAAATAAGAGAGAGTTGGAACGGAGTAGGTGTTGCACCTATTATGACGAAACAACTTGAATTTATGATTCGTTCAATTAATGGTAATAAAGACCCAATGCAAATTAGAAATTTCATTGAAAAAATGCCGATTAAAGATTCCCAAGATTTTAGAAAATTTGTAAAAGATAATAAACCAGGGTTAGATTTAACCCAAACAGTAACTACCCCATCAGGAGATGAGATCCAAGTAAATATTGGGTTCGGGGTTGAGTTTTTTCGTCCTTTCTACGGAATATAAAAAAACTCAGTATGAGGAGTTCATGTATCTTATTAAAAAGGGATTCTCATATGGTGATTTATTAAAAATGCCAATCTTTGAAAGAAGATACTTCATTAACTATCTAATTGAGTTAGAAAAAGGATAGGTTGGATATTTATAAGAATGTTTGAAAGTTTAGCAAAACAATATAGTAATAACCCAACTAAATTTTGGGAAGAAGTTGCAAAAAAGACTGGAGCTAAAGATGCTAACTCAATAAAAAGAGATGACGTAATTAAAGCAAGTGCGGCATATTCAAATGCAATTAATAAACCAAGTCAAACAACAACACCAAAAACAACAAAAGATTTTAATAATAGTGTTGATGTGTTGGGTGCATTACAAGGTAAATCAAAAATTAGTGAAGTTAATGTTGGGGAATTAATTGACCCAAAACCTTATGTGAATGCATTAAAAAGTTTTTCACCTATTCAATTATTAAAAGAAATTGGTGGAGATATTGTAGAACAAATTGCTATTGAATCACAGTTAAGAACTGATATCAATGAAAAAATTGGAATCGCCGGTGAATTATCAAAAGGTTTAAGAAATGAAATTTTAGATGCATATCCTGCGGCTATTGAGTTTGGATATGGTATTGAGAATATTACAGGACTTGTGAATAATATGATGGAGGGGTCCGGTAGATTTAACCTCATATCACAAGAAACAATAGAAAGGTCTTATTCAACCGCACGTGCATTTGTTGGTAGTTTAGAAGAAATGGGTATCTTATTTAATGAATTTGAGAGGGTAGGTTTAGGTGCTAGAAGTGCAATGGATTCAATAGACAAAGCTGGTAAGGGTTCATTAGAATTAGGTTTACGGGCTAAGACCACGGTAACTGATATTAGAACTAATATTGAAAGACTTAATGAATATGGTTTTTCAAAGGGTATTCAAGGTTTAGCGGAAATGTCAAGAAAGGCTCAGGAATTTAGAATAAACATGGATCAAGTGTTTAAAATCGCGGAAAAAGTTATGAGTCCTGAGGGGGCGATTGATTTAACTGCTAACTTACAAGTATTGGGTGGTGCAATTGGTGATTTTAATGACCCACTTAAGTTGATGTATATGGCAACCAATAATGTGGAAGGATTACAAGACGCATTAATTGGTGCTGCGGGTAGTTTAGCAACATATAATTCAGAACAAGGTAGATTTGAAATAATTGGTGTAAATATAAGAAGAGCACGTGAAACGGCCGCTCAATTAGGTATTGACTATAAAGAATTTTCAAGACTTGCGGTTGCAGCACAAGAAAGAATTGCAGCAGGAGCTGACTTAGCTAGTAAATCATTTGATTTAAAAAAAGAAGATAGAGAATTTATAACAAATCTATCCAAAATGGATAAAGGTAAAATGGTTATTGAAATACCAAAAACTTTACAACAAGAATTCCAAGGACAATCACAAGTTGCATTAGCAGATTTAAGTAAATCACAGATTGATGTGTTAAAAGCTAATAAAAAGGCTTTTGAAGAGATGTCACCAGCGGATATTGCTAAAGACCAATACACCGAAATTAAAAATATTAATTTATTATTACAACGATGGGCTAAAGGTCAATTAAGAGAGATTACTGCTGCTGGTGCTAAGGAGGTTGAAAATTTTAATTTAGATAGAGAAACTAAGGAATTATATAATTTTATTAAAGAAGCTAGTAAGACCAAAAATTTAGATAGAGAACAAATAAACCAATTAACCGAAGGTGTAAGAGGTAAGTTACAAGAATCGTTTTCAATAGGAGGAATGAGTGGATTCAAAGAGGAATTTGATAAACAAAAAACATTTTTACAAGAAAAACTTAAGAATATTGAAAGTAGTAAATCAAATACTCAAACACCAACCTCAACAATTAATAAAGTAATTAACGAAATTACAATTAAGGCTGACACTAATGGAGATTCTTTAGCTAGAGAAATTATAAGAAATTCGGGTAATTACAGAGGTATTTTTATACCCAACAAAAATGACTACTTATCAACAATGGCGTAACTCTCTAATTTTTCATTAATACCCTATTTATAATAAAAGAATATAATGCCAAGTTATTTAAATTTTGATTCAACAAAGAGGTTAAGGGATGAAGTGTTGAAGAGAACGTTGGACCCTGTTTATGGTAGCAGTCCATCTCCAAAAACCTTCACCAGTAATCAGTATAGTATTCAAAATTTAAACGATTCCCCTAATATTAATCAACCTGATGTTGATGCAAATAGAAAAACGGACTTAGAAAACATACAAAAAGTTAATATATTCAAACCAAATGAATATTTTATAAAAGAATCTTTAATTGATTTACCAAGAAGAGCAAATCTGACATTATACCCTTATTTTACAAAAACAAACGATAATTTAATTGGTATTATGGTAACCAATAATTATGACGGTGAATCTGAATTATTCAAATTCGCTGCTAATCATATTAGAACAAATAACCAAGGTCCTGTTTTAGCAAGAATACAACAAAATTTATTTACCGCCACCACAGCTAAAGGTAGAATATTTGACGCTTTAGGTGGTAATACAACGACACTTACCAATATATTAAGAGGTAAGGAACCTTTAGTTGAGGGTAACAATAAAATCACTGTGGCTAGTTCCCTTTTAGGTAAGGGAATAGATTTCTTACAAACGGTTGCAGGAACCCAATTCCCGTGGTCTGAGATACCAGGTGACTATCTTACCAACCCAAGAAATCCTGTCAATACAAGACCTACAAACGTTAATGAAGGTACAAAAATATGGCAAGACCTAACAGGTACATTGGGAAGTATAGTTGGAATTAGAAGAAGACCTTTACCAACAGCAAAACCATCAGATTTATTAATTCAATATATGGGAGATTCTTCAAGGAATAGACTCTTTGATTTATTATCCTATTCAAAATATGCACCAAATTACACAACGACTGCAAGGTCACAACAATCATCAAGATTATTTAACTTTCCAAACCAGATTGCTCAAGGAATTAAAAACATATTAGGTGTTGAAGCACCTGATTCAACTGCGTATATTGGTGACGATAGATCAAAAGATGTTAAATTAACAACATCAGATTTATTTAGTGGTAGAAAGGTTAGAAGTAGTTATTATTTATCATTATTATTTGATCCAATTGCAACACAATTATTTCATACAGATAAGTCATATAATAATCAAGGAAAAACAAGTGGAAATTTAACATGGATTAGTTCTAATAAAAAAACGGGAATCTTAGATGAGACAAGAATAGCAGGAACTTTATCAACAAGTTATAATTTTAGAAAAGACTCAATTCTTTTCTTAACACAAGATATGTTAAATTCAAAACCAAATAATGGTGGAGAGGCTTTATCACATATCGGACACATTTTAGATCAAACGTCAAAATATTTTAAAGAGGGAGATACATTAATATCAAGAGGATCAGCGGTAAAATATATGGATAATTCTGGTAGAGATATTGGTATTGAATACGCTAGAGTTTGGACTAAGGATAGACCATTTCTAACATTAAGAGATACCGCACCATATTATAAAGAAACTACAGACACCCCATATTATAAAAAAACAACAAAACCATATAGAAGAACGAATATTAGAAAATTTGACGGTAGTGTATTATCAAATACGTGGAACTTGAATATTGCACCTATGTCCAACGGAAACAAAAGTTTTGTTGGTTCAAGTAATATTTTTAGAAGTGAACAAGGTAAAGATTCATACGGTGGAGAAGGATTTTATGCTAAAAAATATATGTTATCATTAGAAAATTTAGCATGGAAGACATCAACACTATCTGGTTTTACAGTTTCAGATTTACCATATTGTGAAAGAGGAAATAACGGTGGTCGTGTTATGTGGTTTCCACCATATGATTTAAAAGTATCAGAACAAAGTAGTGCGAATTGGGATAAGAATTCATTCTTAGGAAGACCTGAACCAATTTACACATACCAAAATACGGAAAGAACTGGTCAATTATCATTTAAGATTGTTGTTGACCATCCAAGTGTTTTAAATTTACTTGTTCGTGAACATTTTAAATTAATGAATGAAGAACAAGTTGATGATTATATCAACGCATTTTTTGCCGGAGCTAAAGATATTGACTTTTATAGTTTAATAAGAACATACACAACTTTAGAGCCGGATGATGTTAAATTAATACAATCATATTTAAACTCTGGTGTTGATTCTGAACAAATTAAAAAACAAAGAAAAACTGTTACAACCGAAGTTCTTAAGAATCCAGAGGGAACTGTAACAGATAAATCAAATTCAGAATTGGTTAACTATGAAGTTAAATTGTATTATCCAAATAATATACCTTCATCACAATTAGGTCAAGGACAAACTGATTATACGTCCGCTAATTCATATAATAATATTGCAGATAATATTGTTAATGAAAAAACAAGTGCAATAAATCTTTTAACACAAGGGTTAACGGATATTATTAACGGGACTACGAAAAAAGATAAACAAGATAGAATTACAATTTTCAATAAAGATACTGTTACTTTAGATGCTATACCTATTATTACAGATAAAACGGATGAAATAATTACAAAATTAGATAGCGACAGATTGGTACTCGCATCCACATTAGAGGAATTAAAAAATAATCTTGAAAATAATTCAGTGAAAGATGATATTATAATCAATATTGATTCTTCAGCTTCAAGTCCGTCGGATGAGAAATATAATTATAAATTATCATTAAGAAGAACACATTCAGTAATTAAATATATTTTAGAAAAAATAGAAAAGACTAAGGGGATTGCTAAAGATAAATGGAAATTTGACCAATTACAAGAAAATACAATTAATAAAATAAATGTAGAATATTCATTTAAAGAATTGGGATACGAAGAGTTGAAAGGTATTTTAATTTTTAAAACAAACAATTACGGTGAAAATGCAAAAACAGAAGTTGGGGATTGTAGTAAAATAAAATATAATAACAGAAATTTATTACTTTACGCACCAACGGCTTATGGTTGTAGACAGTCAAATGTTAAATTAAATTATAATAAAATCAATAATAATGATAACGCTAAGAAATCAAATGGACTACCGTTAACTAAACTTATTATTAACAATGAAATAGAACAGGAGAATAGAAAAAAACCACCAATTGATGTGATGAAAAGAGTGATAATGAAAACATTATCAGAATGTTATTACTTCAAACAATTAGAAGAAACATCACCAATTGTATTTAATTCACTAAAAGAAAAATTAAAATATTTTCATCCGGCGTTTCATTCAATGACGCCAGAAGGTCTTAATTCAAGGTTAACATTTTTACAACAATGTATTAGACCTGGCGATACAATACCAATCAAAGGTATTTCAGATGATTCAGATTTAAATGCAAGAAATACATCATTTGGTCCACCTCCGGTTTGTGTATTAAGAATTGGAGATTTTTATCATTCTAAAGTTATCGTTAGAGATATTAACATAACATTTGACGATAACGTTTGGGATTTAAATCCTGAAGGTATTGGTGTTCAACCAATGATTGCAAATGTAACATTACAACTCAACTTTATAGGAGGACAAGGTTTAGAAAAACCAATTGAAAGATTACAAAATGCATTAAGTTCAAATTTCTATGCGAACACCGAAATGTATGACGAAAGGTCACAATCAACAAACACATTAATCGGCGGAGTAGATAGTGAGAAATTCACAAAAGAATTTTTAAATAGTTTACAAAGTGATTATAATACTCAAACAACATTAAAAGATTCCGCAGGTAAAACATATCAAGAAGGTCAATATTTGGGTAATTTTTCGGGTACAACAGGTTTAGAATATACTAAATTAATTGATGATTTATTTAAGTACACAAATGACTATTTTGAATCATTTGAAAAAATGTATAATACAATACAAAGTGATTATGGTACAAAACTAATAAACTTTATGGTTAATAAAGTATATAGAGGTATTACACAATATCAAGTATATACAGGAATTACATCTACACCTAAAGAGATTGAATTATTTGGTATACATCCTGAAAATTTTGATTTAGGTGCAATTGCTAAAGCAACAAACACATCTCTTTCAACATATATCACAAAAAATAACATTAATATGTTATTTAATTTAGATACTTTATTAACTCCAGATATTTCAAATGAAGTTGCGGAGGTTTTATATAATTATACAATTCCATTTATTAATGGGAAAATGGATAATGTAACAACAATGAAAACATTGTCTGATTACGAAGTTAATAGAGATAAAATAATTAGTACATTAGATAAATTAAATTTTATAACTAATTCAGGATATGACGTTAAAATTGAAAGTGGTAAATCAACCAAAGCAGTTTTAAGTTCATTATCGGGTAATACAACAAGTTTCTATAACGAGTACCAATCTTGTATAACTTACATGGAGGAAAACGTAAGTAAATTTTATGAGAAAATAGACACATCAATCAATTTCTTTAGTCTTGAATTAACTGACCAAAATGTTAAAGATATAATTTCTAATTTATTACACGATAGTAAATCAACATTGGTAGGTAGAATAAAATTTGAAGTAGAAGAAATGGGGCCAAAAATAACTGATCCAATGATGAACTTAATTGAACAAAGATTAGGTGATTTTTTACGTAAACCAAAAGACGTTAATTTTAAATTTAAAAAATTACCTAAAAGAAAGAACGATAATAAAATATCATATACAATTGGATTACAAGAAATTACTGAAACAACCGACGACATTAAAAATTTATTTTTAACAAAGAGTAAAGTGTCAAAAATTACTGATAAATTAAATTATTATAAGAAATGAGTAACGAGTATTTAGATAGATATCAATATTTTATTGAAGATGGTAATTTTAGAATTGTACCTGGTATTGAGATACCAATAAAGGGTACCGATAGATACATTCAGTTTAAAAAGGGAAAAGATAGATTAGATAAAATATCACAAGAATATTATGGAACACCTACGTTTGGTTGGTTAATTTTATTAGCTAATCCGTTAGGTGGTAGTATTGAGTTTGAAATACCTGATAATTTCTACCTTAGAGTACCATTTCCTTTAGTTACCTCTTTACAAGATTACAAAAGAGGTGTAGAATTGTATAACTTATATTATGGCGAAAAATAAAATTACTAATAGTGAAGATATATTAATAAAGGCGGATCAAAATAATTTAATTTATATTGATCCTAATAGTGTTATTGATAGAAATGGAAGCATCTCACCAAGAAATTTACAACAAGAAAATCTTGTAATGTATGCTAACTTGGAAGCAGATATAGTACCGAGAACAATACTTGCATCGGGAAATGACCAAACTACACTAACAAGTATTGCAAAGGGAACTTTAAATTTTTTAAAAAACCAAGACGGAAAGGATTATGATACAAAGTGGACAGATTCATATGTGTCAAATTCAAATAGTGATATTTTTACTAAATCTGACGAATCGGGTCAATCATTTGGTATTGACAGTATTAATATTCAAATTAAGGGATTTAATGCAATCCCACAAGTTCAAATTAATTTCATTGATGTAAGAGGTAAGACTTTATTTGAATCACCTGAAAATTCACCTTACAAGGCATTTTTTCACATACCGTGGCCGATATTCTATTTAACTGTAAAAGGTTATTATGGTAAGGCTATTAGATATAGATTACATTTGGTTAAGTTTAGTACAAAATACAATGAATCAAACGGTAATTTTGAAGTATCAACAACATTTGTGGGTTCAACATACGCATACTTAACGGACATACCACTACAGGGTATATTCAATGCACCATATATGTTCCCGATTGAATCAACTAAAGATACATCAACTGATGGAAACACTACATTAGAAACTGTTGTAAGGTCAACCAAAGGATATTCAATTTTAAAATCAATATATAACGAATATATTCAAAAGGGGTTTATTAAATCTGACTTCCCTGTTAAAACATTAAGTGAAGTTATTATGGCATCCCATTCAATAGATAAAATTTTAGAAAAAGAAATTTTTAAAGATGTTGATATGAGATTGTTCGCTGGATTAAAAGAGTATGAGGAGGTTATTGATAATTTTATATTAGCCGTTAGAGGATGGGGAAGATTAAATTTAGAAACGATTAAATCAGATTTATCAACAGACACAATCACGTATTACGGATTATCGGACAAAGATAAGAGAAATACAAAAAAAGTACTCGGAAATGGAGAAGACTCTTTAGAATTTATTATTAAAAGATTTAAAGAAAAAATTAACTCAAGTAAAATTCTAACTGAAAAATTAAATAACAAAACAGAGTCAAAATTTAATAAAAAAACAATAGGTACGGGAAATATAGGTGAAATTAATAATTATTATATTTTAGACAGAAATGAAAACGTTTTTGTTATAATAGATAGTTTAGTTAACAACATCTATGACATTAAGAGAAACTTCAACGAACAACGTGAAATATTAACTAATGATGTTGAGAAAAGAATGAATGAAATTGTAAAAAGAAAAGATAGTGGTTTTGGTTTTGAACCTACAATTAGAAATATTTTTGCAATTATTTTAGCTAACGCAGAAACGTATATCAGATTAATGAAGGATGTACACGATAAAGCATTTAGTGTTGGACAAATTAGAAAAGGTAAAATTTATGGTTTTACGAAGGAAAGTGTTGGTGAGCCAATTTATCCTTGGCCGGAAATTAAAATTAACTCCGACGATAAGGAAAATGTTATCGTTTATCCAGGTGACCCAACATTAATTGATAAGTTAGAATCAAACAATCCACAATTATGGCCTGAAGTTGATTTTATTGAAAACTATATAAATGTAACCACAAATAGAATATCTCCGTTATCCGATAAAGAGACTAATAGTGGTAAAATTAATTATATTTTTAATAGTAATATTGATCAGAATAGTTTCAAATTTATAAGTTCACTTAACAATGTAGTTACTAATTTACCATATTCAGATAAGACTCACTCAAATATTATTTACGAGATATGGGAAAGAGCTTATACATTTACACTTATTGATTCTTTTGATAATAATACAATAAAAGAATTGGCCGACATTGAATTTTCTAATATTAAAAACGCGGTTGAGTATGATGAAAGTGTTATAAGTTTATTGAACACTTATAGTACATCACTTACCTCATTAAAAGATTTATTATATAGAATTGCACCATTTGAAAAATATTCTTATTATGAGGATAATATAGCAACAACATGGTACTTAAAAGATTTTTACAATAAATCATTTAAAATTGAACAGTACGGGGAAAAATCAAACAGTTTAAATAATGATGAAGATTATACATCATTATCTTCAAATTTATTAAATTATAGACCTGAACTTTATAGAAAAGACATTTATCCATTTAGCTCAAATTTGTACTCAGATTATTTAAACAATACAAATGGAACAACCGGCGGTTTTTCAATTAGTGATTTACAATTAAATAACACTTTAAAGATTAATGCGAAAAACGGATTAATTTCAAGTAAAATTGACCCTAAGTTTTGGGTTAAATCAAACTTCTACAAAACGAATATTTTTGCTAAACCATTCAAAGTAGATAATTACACTTCGGTTCATATTCTTAATACACCTTACTTTCATAAACAACTACATAGTGATTTTGAGTCAGGTGTAAGTTCATATGGTAAGTATGTTGGTTCAGCATATCTTTTATTAAATTCTCTACCATTTGTAGATTTAGATGATAAACTTGAAACAGGTTTTTTTGGTTCAACTATATTAGTTTCATCAATATTCAGAGAAGTTTCTTCATCACATTATATTCCATATCATATGATGTTGAAATGGGGATCAATTTATCATAGATATAAAAAGTTTTTATTGAACGAGCGTGATATTTTAAATGGATTTTTAACAACAGGTAATACAACAACAAATATATCAGGAAAAACATTTTTTGATAATGACGACCCAAACCCATTAACTAATATTTTTGAAATTGATGGAGAACAAGTATCATTCTCTAATGGGGTTGACGTAGGAATACATCCATATTACGACGCTATTTTTCACCAAGTTATAAATGGATATCAACATTATGAATCAGAATCTTTCAGTCCTAATGGTTCATTTGAAAACAATGTGGCTGCGGGCGCAATTAAATTACGTAAAAGAACAACGGGTAGTGATAAAAAATTAAGATATTGGACACAATATGTTGATAATTCCAAATTTAGTGGAGATGTAAAACAATACACATTATTACCAAGTGACGGAGGTAATCAATATATAGACAAAAAGAATATAGAAGGTGTTCAAATTGGACAAGGTACATTTAGTGTTGGAACTCAAATATATAATAGAGTAATTTGGGAAGATGATTTTATAAATTCTGATTTTAGTGGACTAACATTCTCATCCCCAACTGAATATGTTAAAACCATAGATGGAACATTTGGAATTGATACAACATATCGTAAGGTTTTTGATTTAATTGCAACATTTAGTCCATCTATATTAGAGGAATTTGAAAATGAGTTTTTAAGATTTGCAAGTGAAGTAGACGAAGTAAACACACCAACGCAAACATATAGTGATGTGAAATATTATACATTCCAAAGTTTATTAAAAGAGTTGGTTACCGTTGAGAAAAAGACTGACGATAGTACGGACATCAATCAGATGATTAAGGACTTAAAAACGAGACAAGTTGAAAAAATAAAAAGTGTGTCAAATGATATTTTATCAAATAGTAATTTACTTAAAATAACTATAGGTAATCCAAAGGAAATTGACCCATATATTTTCCATGGTTTTGCCGATATTAATGATGTTAATAAGTTTACAACTGATTCTTACAACTCATCTGATTTAAATAACGACACAAGAAATTTAATTAAATTATATGTCGGTGAGGAACCTATTAGTGGGACAACAACTACATATTATACCGATTTCTTTAGTGTTAATAATATTAAATTAACAGAAGAGAATATATTAACATTTAGACCGTTAATTTTAATTTATGCGGGATATAGAAAATCGGGAGGAACTAACACTAAAACGGCATTTCAAACATATATAAAAAATAATATCTTTATTAAAGATTCTGATTTAAATTCGGGAGTAGGGGGTTCGGAAAATAGATTAAATATTTTCTTAGAAAGACTTTTAACACAATTGGCAACATTGAAAAGTGACAATACTATTAATAGATTATCTATAACTGATGGATACAATAATAGACCAATGAAGACTGAACTATATAACTTTTTCAAATCCTTCAATGATAAATGGTCGGCAGGTAATTCTATTGGACAAAGAAATCTAATGGAGGAGTTTTTATTTTTAGATAAGTCAAATAGAGATATTGGTGATCAGTATTATTTTAATATCACTAGATTGAAAGACTTAGGAGATGAGAAAAATTTAAAACAAAATTTATATAGTGCCATATCAATTTTAATTCAAGGAACTGGTTTTGATATGAAAGCACTTCCAGCATATGTTAATTTTTATGGAACTAATTTTTCTAATAACCCAAAAATAACACCTTCTAAAAAAGTTGCTGAAAATATATTCGGAACATTCTTAGATGTTGATTACCAAGAGTCATCACCAAAAATTATTATTCAATATGTGTCTTCACTTTCAAAAAGACCGGACATGCCGGATAAAAACAAATATAAGTTTTCGGATGATAGTTTTAATATCGGAAATGTAAATAACAATCCTGTTTTATATACTTTACCAAAAGTTTTTAAAATTGGTGATTTATCTAAATCAAATAAGGCAGTGGCATTTGAAGTTAGTTTTGGTGACCAAAATCAAAGTATCTTCAAAGGAGTTCAATTGGACCAAGCAACATTAAAAAATACAAGTGAATCTTTTGTTGTGTTAGAAAATTTAGGTAGAACTGAATCAGGTTCTTCAGCTTATAATGTTGATATTGGTTTGTATGAATACTATAGACAAGCATCATATGAATGTGAAGTAACGTGTATGGGAAATGTTATGATTCAACCTACTATGTTCTTTTACCTAAAAAACATTCCGATGTTTAAAGGAACTTATTGGATTACTGAAGTTTCACATTCAATAAAAAACAATACAATTAACACGACTTTCAAAGGTTCAAGAATGCCGTATACGTCATTACCTGATCCTAAGGATTCATTTATGTCAAGTTATAAAGCTTTGTTTGATAGATTAACACAGAAAGCAGAAACAAGGGTTAATGGTGTTGATAGGGTGACTAAAACAAGTGAAGTGGTAACAACAAGTGATGGAAGTTTCACATATGATAAAGGTCCAATTATAGTTTCAAACGAAACAGTATTACAAGAAGCTGCATTTACTAAGTTTGGGGTACCATTTAATGGATTTGAAGGTAGTCGTTATATACAAAAAGTAAAACATACCACAGGTAAATGGTTGAGAGCAAC